CAAACAAGTAGCGGTGGAAACAGAAACTCAGATGTATTCTGGAAACCACCAACTGGGAAATCCCAAATTAGAATCGTACCATACGCATTCGACAAATCAAACCCTTTTCAAGAACTTTACTTCCACTACGACATAGGTAAGAAGACTATGATATCTCCAAGCTCATTTGGAAGACCTGATCCCGTACTTGAGTTTGCAGAGCAACTTAAAAGTACTGGAGACAAAGAAGATTGGAAGATGGGAAGAAAGATGGAACCAAAGTTCAGATGCTATGCTCCAATCATTGTGAGAGGACAAGAATCAGAAGGAGTTAAGTTTTATGCTTTCGGAAAGAAGATTTACTCTGAATTATTAGGAGTAATTACAGATCCAGACTACGGAGATATTACAGATCTCAATGGTGGTAGAGATGTTACCATCGAAAGAATCGAACCAGACAAAGAGGGTGGTTACCCGTCTTACAATGTTAGAGTTAAGCCTAACACTACACCAGCTACAGAGGATAAGAATGTCGCAGATATGATTGTCAATCAGCAGCCAGAATTGACAAAGATGTTTACTGAACTATCTTATGAAGATATGAAGGTATCCTTGGAGGAATGGTTGAAGCCAGGTGAAGGTGCTCAAGCTACTACAACAACCAAAGCCCCGATCACTGGAGCTAAGACAGCTAACACAACAGACGATATCTCAACAGCATTCGGAGATTTATTTAATTCATAATAATTATGGCAAAAGCAAAAGTTACACCCGATGAAATAGCGGGAAGGGACGAGCTGGCTCAAGAGTTAGCATCAAGTCTAAATAAGAAGTTTAAGGACTTCAAAGCTGTTCATTTTTTAGGAGAGGAGAAAACACAAACCGATCTTTCGGATTGGGTGTCAACCGGATCAACTGATCTAGACCTTGCCATATCAAATCGACCTGATGGAGGATTACCAGTAGGAAGAATCGCAGAATTTACCGGGCTTGAAGCGTCCGGTAAATCTCTGATTGCAGCTCACCTATTAGCTAATACTCAGAAGAAGGGTGGTATAGCAGTTTACATTGATACTGAAAATGCACTCAGTGAGGAGTTTCTTACTGCAATTGGTGTTGATGTGAAGAACATGCTATATCTACCAATGGATACAATTGAAGACATATTTGAAGCAATAGAGAATCTGATACTTGATATTCGTAAGAATAGTAAAGACAGACTCGTAACGATTGTTGTAGATTCAGTAGCAGCAGCTACTACGAAGATAGAGCAAGATGCTGACTACGATAAAGATGGATGGGCTACCTCCAAGGCTATCATTATGTCAAAAGCGTTGAGAAAGATAACTAACCTTATTGGGAAAGAGAAAGTAATCTTAGCGTTCACAAATCAGTTGAGAGAAAAGTTGGGTGCCATGTTTGGAGACAAATACACTACAAGTGGAGGAAAGGCTTTGCCATTCCATGCAAGCTGTAGAGTTAGACTTCAAGCTGTTGGCAAGATTAAAGATAGTGATGGTGAGATAATTGGCGTAAACACTCAAGCCACGATTGTAAAGAATAGATACGGACCTCCTTTCAAGAAAGCGAAGTTTAGCATCTACTTTGATTCTGGTATAGATGATGACGCTAGTTGGTTAGACACACTCAAAAAGTTTAAAGTTATAACAGTGGGAGGATCTTGGTACACTCTTGTGATGGAAGACACTGGAGAGGTAGTCAAATTCCAATCTAAGGAATGGAGAGACATACTCAAAAGACCAGATGTTAGAGCGTATTGTAAAAATGCCATTGAGCAGAACAGCATATCGCATTATAAAACACAGATAGAGATAGATCCAGATGAGTTAACAATTGACACATCTAACATGGAAGGAATTGATACACCACTAAACCGAGACGAGGAATGAAAAATAAGTATGCTAAATTGCTAAATCAATTAAAGTTGCGTGAGACAGAGGAGCCTAAACACAGAGATGATCGAGTATTGATCGTAGATGGATTAAACACATTCATACGAGCTTACTCAGCAACACCCACCCTAAACGCTAATGGCGAACATTGTGGTGGGATCTCAGGTTTCTTATCTAGTATGGGTCACGCCATCAAAACAATTAACCCAACACGAGTGGTAGTTGTATTCGATGGTAAAAATGGATCAGCTACTAGAAGAAAACTGTATCCAGGATACAAGGCTACACGTAAGGTCAGCATCCGACTTAACAGAGCTCAATCTGTTGACAAGGAAGACAATCAGTTAGAACAATTAATTAGATTGATTGACTATCTTGAGACTTTACCAATCACCGTAATAACTTTAGACGGAGCAGAAGCTGATGATATAATTGCTTACATCACAAATAGCATACTTACACCGAAAGACTCTCACTCATTTATCATGTCTTCCGATAAAGACTTCTTACAATTGGTATCCAACAAAACACACGTTTGGAGTCCAACAAAAAAGAAGCTATACTATGAAGATGATGTGTACAGTGAGTATGGAGTTATTCCTCAGAACTTTGCGGTATACCGTGCTTTAGAAGGGGACTCCTCGGATAACATTCCAGGAGCTCCCGGTCTAAAGTTGAGGACGATCCTAAAGAGATGGCCAAAAATGGCAGAACAGACAACAACGTCTCTTGAAGAGTTTTTCTCGTACAATGAAGAGTTGGTGAAAGACTCTAAGATCAAAGCGTATCAAGTAGTTGAAGAGAATGTAGAAGACATTAAACTGTATCATAAGATAATGCAGTTGGATGACACTCTACTTAACCCAACAACTCAACTTCGCATACACGATCACATGGATGATGAAGGACGCACCTTAGCAAAGATGACCTTTCATAGATTATTGATTGAGGATGGAATGACAAATGCCATACGTAATCCAGAAATGTGGTTGCGAGACGTTACTACCAAACTGAATCAATATACAAATTTGTTGTAAGTTACATTAATAAACCGTATATTCAACCACATGGGAACACAAGATACTTTTCAATTATACGGAGCTGGTTTTCAAAGTAAGCTGTTAGCGGTCTTAATCAAAGATCGAATTTACCTACAACAGATACACGACATACTTGATCCAACATACTTTTCTTCAGAATCATCACAATGGATTGCAAAGACGATTGCAAAATATTTTGACGAATACAAGACCACACCTACATTAGAAGTAATGAAGGTTGAGATTGATAGTATCGAACAAGACGTTTTAAAGACTACTGTAGTTGATAATCTAAAAGATGTGATGAAACATATCGATGCTTTAGATTCAGACTACATAAAAGATAAGACAATCGACTTTTGTAAGAATCAAAAACTAAAAGCTGCAATACTAGAGTCTGTTCAACTACTCCAACAAGGCAAGTATGATGCGATCAAAAGCACAGTAGATGAGGCTATGAAAGCTGGATCAGATAAGGACATTGGTCATGAATATATTGATCACATAGAAGAGAGGTTTAGTGCGAATAGCAGAAAGACTGTACCAACTCCGTGGGAAGTTATTAATGACATAACAGATGGTGGATTAGGTCCAGGTGAGATGGGAGTATTTGTTGCACCTGCAGGTATTGGTAAATCGATGGCTCTAGTAAATGCAGCTGCTCATTGTGCAAAGCAAGGAATGAATGTTGTATACTATACATTAGAACTTTCTGACACCTATGTAGGTGGACGATTTGATAGTTACTATACTGGTATCCCAACATCCGACTTGAAGTATCATAAAGATGAAGTAGAGATTGCTATGGAGAAGTTGAAAGGTAAGTTGATAATCAAGTACTATCCAACCAAGACCGCAACCGTAAACACTATAGCAGCACATCTCGATAAGTGTGCAATACAAGGAGCTGTTCCAGATATAGTATTTCTGGATTATGCAGATCTATTAAGGGATGCAGGTACAAATAAAAATGCTCGACATGATCAAGTATTGGGAGGTATCTATGAAGAGTTGAGAGGTTTAGCTGGTTTGCATAAGATTCCGTTATGGACTGCATCACAAGCAAACAGAAGCGCTGCTGAGATGGAAGTGATAGAGGCAGATAAGATTGCTGAATCATACACAAAAGTAATGGTGGCTGATTTTATTGTATCACTATCACGAAAGACTGCAGATAAGATAAGCGGTACTGGAAGATGGCACATAATAAAGAATCGGTTCGGACCAGATGGGTTGACTTTCCCAAGCAAGATGAATATGGCAGTTTGTGGTATTGAGATATACGAAGAGAATACAATCTTAGGACAGCAAACTAAAAAAGTTATGAACAATGACGACACGGTAATCAGGAATGCCTTGGCAAATAAATTTGAAGAATTAAACAAATTAATCGACTAAAACGACGATTTCAATGTACAAAACACCTATTTATAGCCATAGCGGCCGATTACAAATTAATACTAATCATTTATAAAACAAACAATTTACAATGACAATATCTAATCAGATCTTGAGCGACATCACTGTCTTCACAAAATACGCCAAATACCTTCCCGAACTACAAAGACGTGAGACGTGGGAAGAGCTTGTTACTCGAAACAAAGCAATGCATTTAAAAAAGTATCCACATCTCACAGAAGACATAGATGCAGCGTACAAATTTGTATATGACAAAAAAGTTTTACCTTCAATGCGTTCTATGCAGTTTGCTGGTAAGCCAATTGAGATATCTCCTAATAGAGTTTACAATTGTGCATATCTACCGATTGACGACGTAAGAGCTTTTGGCGAAACAATGTTCCTATTATTAGGAGGAACCGGAGTAGGATACTCTGTACAAAAACACCACGTAGAAAAGCTACCAGAAATCCATAAGCCAAATCCAAACAGAAAGCGAAGGTTTGTAATTGCAGACTCTATCGAAGGATGGGCTGATGCAGTAAAGGTGCTTATGAAAACTTATTTCAATAGCGGATCAACACTGCAGTTTGACTTCTCTGACATTAGACCAAAAGGAGCAAGATTAGTAACGTCAGGAGGAAAGGCTCCAGGCCCTCAACCACTTAAAGAGTGTTTGATAAAAGTAAGAGGAATTTTAGATGCAAAAGAGAATGGAGACCAGCTACAACCAATCGAAGTACACGATATTGTATGTCACATTGCAGATGCAGTCTTGGCCGGTGGGATTCGTAGAGCAGCCCTTATTAGCTTATTCAGCACTGACGACAATGCTATGATGGGATGTAAGTCAGGTAACTGGTGGGAGACTAATCCTCAAAGAGGTAGAGCTAATAACTCAGCATGCTTGATGAGACATAAAATTACAAAGGAGGTCTTTATGGATCTTTGGGAACGTACAAAGTTGAGCGGAGCAGGAGAGCCTGGAATATACTTATCTAACGATAAAGATTGGGGAACTAATCCGTGTTGTGAGATTGCACTAAGACCGTTTCAGTTTTGTAACCTATGTGAAGTGAATGTTTCTAATATTGTAGATCAAGAAGATCTTGAAGCTAGAGTAAAAGCTGCAACACTCATCGGTACGTTACAAGCTGGATACACAGAGTTTCATTACCTAAGACCAGTATGGCAAAGAACAACAGAAAAAGATGCTTTGATAGGAGTGTCAATGACAGGAATTGGATCTGGTACTGTATTGGGATATGACATGAAGGCTGCTGCTAAACTTGTAAAAGAAGAAAATCAAAGAGTAGCAGAGTTAATTAACATCAAGAAGGCTGCAAGATGTACAACAGTTAAGCCTGCTGGAACAACGTCACTAACATTAGGAACATCGTCAGGTATTCACGCATGGCATAATGATTACTACGTAAGAAGAATGCGAGTTGGAAAGAACGAAGCAATCTACCAATACTTAGTTAATGCGTGTCCTGCACTAGTTGAAGATGAATACTTCAGACCACATGACACAGCAGTAATCTCAGTACCACAGAAAGCACCAGAAGGAGCAATTCTTAGAACTGAGTCACCATTCCAATTATTAGAGAGAATTAAGAAAGTACATCAAGAATGGATCAAGCCTGGCCATAGAGGAGGTAACAATGCACACAACGTATCAGCTACAGTTTCTTTGAAAGAAGAGGATTGGGAATTGGCTGGTGAGTGGATGTGGGATAACAAAAACCACTACAATGGATTATCTGTACTTCCAT